ATGGCACCCCTGCTGATCTATAGTAGGTGTATAGCATCCATTATAAATGGCTTTACTGATTTTATCAATAAATGTCATCTTTTGGCTTGTGTACAGTGTACACACTGTGATATAGGCAAATGAGGCCACAGGCAGAAAGTAAGTTTTTGATCAGCTGATTTTGAGGAAGAGCAAGCCAATTAAAAGCATGCAGCCTGTGGCCTTATGTCCATCTCTGCACATCAGGGTGCAGCTGTACCTCAGCCTCTGATGGGGCATTAACAGGCGCATCACTCAGCAGGCTCAGCTTGTTAATGATTGTAGTTTGCAGGGCTAGCAGGTGATCATGTTTAATCTGCATTTGGATTTGTGCATCTCTCAATCGAGCGATGAGCGCCTCTCTATCTGCATTAGCTGATGCTAGCTTGTCTCGGAGCTCCTCAACCTCTGAGGGGTCACGCCCTGATGCTATGGCCATCATGGAACTGATAGAGCCTGTAATCACACCTAGTATGCCAATGAGCACATCTCTATTCTCATCTACAATTTTCACATAGGTTAGAAACAGGATGAGCCCCACCACTAGACACAGAAACACCACGCTAAACCACCAGCCACGCCTGGCCTTTTCTGTTTGGGTGAACTCTTTGTAAGTCTGTGGCTCATCACTCATAGCATGCTCTCAATCAGTTTAGCTATAGGCTCAATGAGTATCATTATGGGCTTAATGAAAGGCTCAACCCATGTTAAATTGCTCATCCGTCTAGCGTGTTCGTCTAACAGTATGGGGCCTAATATGCTCACCCACCATAGCACAACCATGAGCGCCACGTTTTTGATAAACCACCAGAGCCATTCTCTAAACTCTCTATCTCTAAGGCGTGCTTTGATTTTCTTAGGCCCTGCCAAGCGCTTTGCCTTTTCTGATGAAGGTGGGGGCTGTAATGATTCAATTGTAGCGCCTACTGTATAGATCAATTGGGGCTGCCTCACCCCCTTAAACCTATACTCACCTGCCATAGCATAACGTGTGCCCCGTGGGGTAAAACCATTAGTGCGCCCTTTAACAGCTTTCATGGCTTCTGCAGTTAATAGCACCTGCCCTGCCTGGCATAAAGACATAGTACGCGCTGCAATGTTTTTGGCTATGCCCTCAAGCTCAACACTTTTAGCACCTGCCATCACACTCAGCTCATCCTGTTTTACTTCTACAATCTTGCCACAGTGTATGCCAATGCGAGCATGCAGTTTGGTTTTAGCAGGTATGGTCTGCTGATAGATGAGGGCAAAGTTGACAGCATCGACAGGGCGCTCAAAGCTCAGCAGGAAGCCATCAGACCTATCAATCTCACGGCCATCAAACTTGTAAACCAATGAGCGTGCTAAACGGTCATGATACTGCAACCACTGAGCCCCCCTCATGGCCCCTGCCCTCTGCACAAAGTCCGTACTGCCTATGAGGTCGAGTAATACAATGGTTAAGTATCTCTCAGTAAACTGCATGCACACCCTCAAAATGATCTAGTTGATCTGCCCCCAACTCTCACCTTACGTTTATTCATACCACTTGCACTGCGCCCTGATCTAGGTTGATATTGTTTTCTGTCTATCAGCGTGTCATGCCAATTAAACATGATGCAGTCATATCTGAGCGCATCCAAGGGGTCTTCTCTGCCATCTTTTTTGGGCTTTTCGTCTTTATCCCATGAGTAACTGAGCAGGGCCTTTCTCAGGCTGTTACCTCTAGCACGCTCTCCCTTCTCCCAAACATCAGCCGTGATGAGGTAGCGCCTAGAAGAGAAAGCCCGTTTGAGGCGTTGGATGCCGTTTAGGATATCAACTCTGATGGGGTCTGAGGTGTTACGCAGTGGCATGCCTAGCCCACCTGCAGAGGGGGCTGCTCTCATTGCTCGAAACGCTGAGGCGCCTGTTTGATCATTGCGTGCTTTGCCTGCTTTGTCTGCCACCCCATCATCGAGCCAAATGCGTGGCCCTGGTGCCTGAGCTCGCAGTGAGCGTGGCCATGCTATGCTGAGTATGAGCTGCGCAAGCTGTGAGGTTGTCACCTCTGCAGGGTTGAGCTCATGGCAGATCACTGAGGCCTCCAGCTTTTCATCATAGGCCATGATCAGCACTGAGGGTTTTCTAAAGCCCCAATCTATAGCAATGCGAGCAGACATGCTCTCATCATATTGCCAATCACTAATGATGTGTGACTCTGTAAACTCAGAGTAAATGAGGCCTGTAGGTGGTGCTGGCTTATTCAAAACCATAGCCTCACGCTCTGCCTGTGGTAGCAGTTTGGTGGCCTCAAACCATGCCTCTGATAGGTTGGCTTGATTCACATATGACGTAAACAGAAGAGGGTTATAGCCTGCCTGCTCAGCCATCGAACACCACCACGCATCAGCCACAGGCAGCCCCACTAATATGAGGATGGGTGAGGGGCCTGCCCTCAAACGCCCTAGCGCCTTATGTGCTACCTCTGCTGTGAGGGTTTGGCACTCATCAATCAGACACACACCACTAGTGATGTTAAGGCCCTCTAATGGGTTATGCGTACAGTGAGTGATTATATGTCCATCCCAAGGGCTCTAACCATTTACTAATCTCAGGCATCAACACTGAGTTGTATCTAGGCGTGGTGTCAGTGATGAGCAGACTAGAGCACCCTGCACGCCACTTGCTCACCATGAGCAGGGCAAACACTAGCGCACTAGTTTTACCACTACCCCATCCACACCTGGCAGAGATCACCTCATCCTGTCTGATGATGCGTGCAATAATCGAGCGTTGCAGCTGATTTAGGTTAAGGCTATTCATCATCAAGCGTGGGCACCTCAGTGGGGTCTGCCTGCTCTGCTATCAGTTGCTGAGCCTGTGCCACCATAGACACCACCACATCAGAGCCATCAGATTTGTTAATGGTCACATCCATATCACGCTTAGCCCCCCACTGCTGAGGCCATCGACGCTCTAACAGCCAAGCAGCTGCACGCCAGTCTTGCCTAGTCTCACCCAATGTGCGCACCTCATTAATCAGCACTGCTTGGCTCACATCAATGGCAGCATCAACCTCAGCTGCTAACTCTGCATCATCCTCACACCACTTATGCAGTGTTTGGCGCACTATGCCTGCTTGAGAGCATGCTATATCTTTAGTCATGCCCTGCCTGAGATTCATAAGTATGGTTTCTATCACCTCTGGTGTTTTTTTGCTGCGTGCCATAATGCTCACTCAATGCTGTTATTAAGGTTTGCTCGATGTGTGTATATAGGGCCCTGCTCTCAGCGCTCAGCTCAGCCCCCTCTGCTAACCATAAACGCCTACGCAGTTGAGCCAATATCTGCAGAGAGTCTGATTGACTCATGCGCGTGCGCGTGTGTGTGTGCGCGTGCGCGTGCGCGTGTGCGTGGGTCGTCTCTGTTTGTAAATTATCCATTGCTCATTCTCCTGTATTCTCTGCCATATTGCCTTGCCTTCTCTCTATTCTGCTCACGGTATTTGCGTGAGTACTCTCGATAATACTCTCTCCAATATGCTGCCCTCTCCTCTGGCGTTTTACCGTGTTTAGATTTTCGGGGGTAGCTGCCCCCTCTCTGATCAGCGAGCCCTAGTGAGAACATTCTGATTGTATAGCCCCCATAAGGTTTTTTTGTGCGTGGGTTAACCCATCCCTCATCAGCCATCTCATGCATTACCTCATTGTAGGTGAGCCCTGATAGCTTCAACTCTTTGGCCCTTGCCTCTGCTCGGTATCTGTAATCAAGCGCCCCCTCACCTATGAGTAGCAGGCGCACAGAGTGTGCTGTATAGGACTCTCCAGTTGCAGGGTTAATGTGGTTTTCAAATGTGAGCTGCTCTGCAATCTCTCTGGCTGTGGCTGCAGGGTGTTTGCGCTTGATTTCCTCTGCCCTAGCCTCTGCCTTTTTGCGTGCCTCAATATCTTTGTGATTCATCATTGCTGCCCCTTAGTGATGATTGTAGCGATATCTGCAATTAGATTCTCAATAACGCTCAGCCTCTCCTCAAGCGTCTCAATGCGTTGCAGACTCTCAGAGAGTAATCTTGCACTATCAAAAAGATCTGCCTCAGCAGGCTCAAGCGTGGGCTCATCAGCAGGCTCATCAGCAGGCTCATCAGTGGGCTCATCAGTGGGCACATCAGCATTAGTAAACTCAGCCCATGCAGCATGCTTGCACTTCACAAACACATCATGTTCTCTGTGAAATTGAAACCACTTGTGAAGGCCGTTGGCCTTCATCAGCAGCTCATTAGGCAACTGATGTGAGCGCACAGCATCAATGATGCACTCAATATCAGTAGAGGTGAGTTTGTTTACATAGTCCTCTCTGGCATTAGACCCCTTTTGATATGCCTGCAAAAATATAGACTGCAGTTTATCCTGCTTATTACGATAACTGCGCCACCTTGTTTTTGTTGGTGCAAGCCTGTTTGTAACGTGCGCCAAGTCAAGCAGGGGCTTACCTCTCACAGTCATGCCCTCAGCTTTTAGAGTGTTGAGGATCTCCCGTGGGGACATCTTCTCTGTATAAAACATATGCCTGATGCGCTCTGCTACATTTGGTGAATGTATAATGCACTTATAGGGTGATATTTGATCTGCTGAGTTTTTTGTCGTATTGTTCATGTGTTCATTACTCCTGCCCCCACTTAGGTCTTTTTCTCTGTGTCTGAGTGGGGGCTGTGGTTTGTTTAGGTTAACGCCATACTGAGGGCTGAGACTGCCCCCATTTAGTGTCAGCTTCTGCAGGTGCAGTGTGCCAGGGTGATTGGGGCTGAGGTTGTGAGGCAGGGGGCTCAGGTGGTAGAAACTGATCAGATGTAATAGGCTCATCACGCGCTGTGAGGTTGCGCCATGTGAGCGCCTTAACCTCAAATAGGCGCTTGCCCTCATACTCAAATGAGCGTAGAGAGCCCTCAACGTAAACAAGATTACCTTTGTTGAGCTGCCTAACGCAGCGATCTGCAGACACCCCCCACACTTTTACAGTGTGCCACTCTGTATCTGTCTGCCATACGCCTGATTTATCTTGATAGTTCTCATTGGTGGCCATGGTAAATCTAGCATACTGCTGATTACCTGCTGCCTTTAGCTCTGGCGCTTGGCCCACATTGCCTATCAGGGTGATTCGATTGATTGATGCCATTAAGTTTTTTCTCCAGGTCGTAAACGCGCTGAGCGAAATAATCAGCCGTTTGTGCTGCCGTTGGCAGGTGTCTGTTTTGATTCCAAAACTGATAATACGTGCGTGCTGTCTTGAGTTGCTGTTCTATCTGCTGTTTGCTCATAACGGTTGAGGGCCTCCTGTATAATATCATTGACGATAAATGATACAGTGCGCCTGTCAGCTCTGGCTATAGCTGTGAGTTTATCTTTGTCTGCTTGATCTATCCTTATGGTGATAGTTGATTTTTCCATTTGCTCACCTCCTGTATGCTGTATATCACACCGTGTACACCGTGTACAGTGTTTTATGTAGATATGCAAGGCGTTTCATCATCAGAGGCAGGGCAGGCCTGTAGATGGGTGAGGATAGGGCAACGGCAGTGGGTGCACTTATAGGCTATGATGGGGTGATTAGAAAAGATCAATGAGCCTCTCAGATACCTCAGCCATGAGTGAGCCTGCTTGCGTGCCTCATGCAGTTGCCTCACCTCACTGAGGTTAGCAAATCTATAATCTGTCTTGACTGCGTGTAAATATTCAGAGCTTAACAGCTGCTGCAATGCCTCATCATCATAGATTACTCGATCGCCTGTATCAGTGATCATGGCTGCGTCATAAAAAGATCTAGGTTGTAAATATAGTTTCATCACATGAGCCATTTTTTGCTGATGGGTTTAGCCTGTCTGCGATCGCTGCCCACCATCTGCACAGGCTCATCAAACATCTGCACCAGTCGCGACCATGCTGCAGGGTTATCAAGCAGGCTATGAATTTGTGAGGGCCTGAGATTAGTACCCATGATCACAGCCAATTCACCTGCAGACCATTTCTCGTAGATCGCTTGGATCATAGCCACGCTCTGAGACCGAAACCAATCTGTGTGATTACGCCCACCACCTACACCACCAAACTCATCGAGTAATAAAACATTGATGCCTGTGAGCCATCCCTCAAACGGATCATCTGCTTTACCGTTAAATGATCGCTTAAGCTGATCAAACAATTGTGTGTGTGTAACCCATCTCACTGAGAAATCATTAAATACACACCATTTTGCTAGGGCATAGCTCAGAGTCGTTTTGCCGTTGCCAGGTGGCCCCCACATCAGCAGTGAGGGTGATTGCTCTGAGGCATCCTCATCAGCACCATAGGTGAGCCACCCCATAAGCTGATTAACTCTAAAGCGTTGCTCTGATGTATCCCACTCATACATATCAAGATGAGCCCCGTTAGCATCTGAGGGCAGGTGCAGATCATTGAGGCGCTTGAGCCTACGTCTAGGGCGCTCACAGTGATCACATAAATGTACAGCAGATGTGCCATCAGTTTGAGTAATCCTCACCCATCCATCCATGCAACGTCCGCAAGGTGGCAGGGGCTTGGCTCGATAATGGGCCGCTCTCTCATAGATGATGCCCTCTGCCTCTAGGTTTGCAGGGTTAAGGTGTCGGAAGTCTAGCAGCTGCGTGGGCTCTGCAATGTTTTGAGGGCGCTCTGCGATTGAGCGTTTTAGCTTTGTGAGCATAAGGTTAATAGCAGGGCTATCACCTAGCCTCTGCATGTTATTGTTAGAGCTGTTCATAATACCCGCCTCTGTGGAGTCTGATGTTTAAGTATTTTCGAGCGACTCTGCACCGCTCATAAAATCCAGTTTTAAACTGGCAATGTGTCTCAATGATTTCGATCTGTTCTGCTGTGAGCTTGTGCCATTTGTTTAGTCTTGTAGGTGTTGTTTCGTCTGAGGCCTGCTCATCAGTCTCACCATCAAAACTAAAATTGTCTTCTCCTCTCCCAGCCACTACCTCAGTTAAAATTGGTTGAGTAATAGGTTGATAATTAGTTGTAGGTTGTAAGGGTGCAATATTTGCAGGGGTAGGGGTGCAAGGATTGCAGGGG